CTGTAGTATGAGCTTATCTTATACGCTGGTTCACAGTTATCCAAGGGAAGAAATAAGGGCTATACTAGCAACAGAATTAACCAGGAGGGTTAAGGATGGGAAAGACAAATGGGTTGCTCTTGAGGGACCCCAACGGGAGTTCGTTTATAGTGAGCATCCTCACATTCTCTTCGGAGGCGCCCGGGGAGGATCAAAATCTGTTGGAATGTTGTTGGCTTTCAGGAGACACGCAGAATTATACGGGGAAGATGCTCACGGGTTACTATTCCGTAGAACTTACCCAGAAACGGGGGAATTGGTTAAACTAGGTCAGCAAGTATTTGTTAAGGAGGGTTGGGATTGGAAAGTAGGAGAAAGAAAGTGGATAAGTCCTAAAGGTTCTACACTACAGTTAAAGCATCTAGATGAAGATAACGATGCTATGAAACTGCAGGGTTTTTCTGTTACATTTTTAGGTTTTGACGAGTTGGGCAACTGGCCGTCTCCAGAACCTATAGATCTATTGCAGGCTACTATGCGTTCGGCTGCCGGTGTTCCTACTCTGTTTAGAGCTAGTGCTAACCCCGGTGGGCCTGGTCATGGTTGGGTTAAAGAGAGGTATATCGATAATATAGAAAATAATAAAATTTTTATACGATCTAAAATAACAGATAATAAACCTTTGATGGATAATGATCCTGGATATATAGACAGGATTAAAGCTTCTGGCCCAGATTGGTTGGTTAAGGCTTGGTTGGAAGGCGATTGGAATGTAGCACCAGGAGCATTTTTTGAATCTATTTGGGATCCATTAGAACATATAGTAGAACCATTCGAAATACCTCTAGAATGGCGTAGGTGGAAATCCTATGATCACGGGTATAAATCCCCTGCGGGGTGCGTATGGTTTACTCAAGATTACGACGGTTGTATATATTTATACAAGGAAAGATATTGGGTAGACAGACCTAACGTTGGGTCAGAAACCCCAATAGAAAATATTGCAGAAGATATTTTATCTGCAGAAATAAAGGAAAAAAAGGCGGGAATAAAATTCAGAGGAAATATAGCAGATTCGGCCATATTTATGCAGGATGGCAGACATAAGTCTGTTGCTGATGTATTTAATGATTACGGTGTTGTCTGGGAACCAAGCGCTAAAGGTCCAGGATCTAGAGTCCAAGGACTTAACGAGTTTATTGACAGATTAAATGCCAAGTCCTTTAAGGTTTTTTCGAGCTGTAAGCATTGGCTTAGAACGGTACCATCATTGCCGGCAGATCCAAAAAGGATAGAAGATATAGATACTAAAGCGGAAGATCACTTGTTTGACGCCACAAGGTATGGACTAATGCAAAAAAGAGCAAAATCTAAAAAACCTAAACCAAAGAAAACTGATCCTAATCCATTTACTCTAGAGTGGTTAGATAGGTTATCAGAACTTTACGAGGATTACGATGTCTGATTTAGAAATTAGTGGAATTTCTTCTACATTCCCAGAAGTTTCTACCTCTTCAAAGGGGTTGATACGAGAGTTCCAGAACAATGTTGCGTTATCATATAGAAAATGGAAGCGACATTATAGGGAAATAGAACATAGTCGAAGATATGCACTAGGTAAAACTACGTGGAGATCTCAAACTATAACAGCTGGTCAAGCTAGTCAAGAAGCTGGCCGAATTGTTAAAGGAAATATTATTCATGCAACTCTGCAGAATATTCTTCCGTTAATTTACGCTAAAAACCCAGAGATAAGTGTAAAGCCAAACGAACATGTAGATCCTAGTGGTTATGATTATAGGACTGCTGATCTATTTTCAACCACGTTAGAGGTTGTGCTTAATAGTTGTCTAAAGAAGGCAGAACTAAAGCGTATAGCAAAACAGATTCTTAGATCTTGCATGGTTAGTAAAATTGGTATTATAAAAGTAACGTACCAAAGAGATTACATAAAAGATCCTCTAATTAGCAGGCAGTTGAATGACGCTCAGGAAAGTTTAGCTGCTCTTATAGATACCATTAAAAAGGAAGACGCTGTAGATTCTCAAGACAAGGATGCTCTAGTACAAGAGCAGAATATGATTGTTGAGAGTCTTGAGGCGCAAGCCACGGTTCTACGGCGCGAAGGATTAAACCTAGGGTTTGTTCGTCCAGAAGATTTTCGTATGGATACATCTCTAGATTCTTTGCAGGATTATAAGCAAGCTAGATGGATGGCAAACAGAACCTGGATGACCCCAAAAGAGGTTATGTCACGGTTTCAGCTTGATAAAAAAGATATAGAAAAGTTTACTACTTACCGTAGAAACCAGAACGGTATACCTCAAAGGTTAACTAGAGATGCAAGTACTGGCGATTCCGAGGATGTAGCAATCGCTATAGCTATATGGGAATACTGGGATAAAGTTACACAAACAGTATACACTTGGGCAGAGGGTGGCGACACATACATAAAGACGCCTTTTCACCCAACCAAGATGGGCGACTGCTGGTTTCCTTTCTTTATATTAGGTTTGAACTGGATTGATGGAGAAGAGTGGCCTATATCTGATGTAGATCTTTTAGAAAATCTACAAGATGAGTACATGACGATAAGAACTCAAGCATCGAAACACAGAGATTTATCCGCTCCGTTCTATGTTGCTGACTCCAGTAGAATAAATGCTGAAGATATAGAAACGTTTTCAAACGCTACTATTGGTGATATAGCATTAATTAATGCTTCTGGAGCTGGTGTTAATACTGTATTTCAACCAGCATCTACGCCTCCGTTTAACCCTATGATATACGATACATCTTCTATAAGAGCTGACATAGAATGGATTAGCGGTTTAGGAGATGCAGCTAGAGGATCTGTAACGCGCTCTAAAACAGCTACTGAAGCTAACATTCTTCAAGAAGGTTTATCTACTAGGGTTAACGAAAAAGTAGATTTACTTGAAGAGTGGTTAACTGATTTAGCGAAATTTTCTGCTGAAATATTGCTTCAAGAAATGTCACCAGAAATGGTTTTACAAGAAGCTGGTCAAAATGCGTTTTGGCCGCAACTAGATAAGCAAACGTTATATGATAAAGTAAACATTGAAATCAGAGCCGGTAGTACTGAAAAACCTGATAAAAATGTAGAGCAAATGCGGTGGATCGAGGTTATGCCAATTATAATGCAAAACATCGACGCTATACAGATGATGAGAGCTCAGGGTATACCGGATGAGTTTAATCCGTTCATTAACCTAGTAAAGGAAACATTTAAGAGGTTCGACGAAAGGATAGATGTTACTAAATTCATACCGCCTATCCCACAAGATATAATGGAATACGCATCTCAGAACGAGCAGGTACAAGCAGCTATGCAAAGCGGCGGAAATAGGTATGGTGGTCAACAGGCAGGACAACCACCATCACCAGCAGGTGGTAGAGCAAATCCTGGATATGTTCAACAGGAGAACGCTCCAGCAAACCGTGTAAACCAAAGGTCTAGAAATAGGTATAGAACGCCTGAAGAGACAGGCCAATAAGGGAGAAACTGATGGCTCAACCAGCAGCGGAACTAAGTAACGAAGAACTTTTCGATTCAACAAAAGATGTGCTATCCCAAGCTTTTGACGACTTGCAACAGGAGAAAGAGGGAAGTAGCGGCGAAGATATAGAGCTAGACTTAGAATCATCTCCAACTTTTGACGAGGCTCAAAAAGAGCAGGAAGCCAGCAAGGATGAATCGGTTGAAGAAGTTAAAAAAGAGGCAGCCACTGATGATAAGCCTGACGAAGAGGTCGTTGAAAAAGTTGAGAGCAAGGAAGAAGAAAAGACTGCTGATGTAAAAGAGGTAGAGCTGTCTGATGACGAAATATTAGATAACCTAAAGCCAAAAGCCCAAGAAAGGTTTAAAGATTTAGTATCTAGAAACAGGGATTTAGAAGGTCGTATAGGAGAGTTAGAACCATCGCAGGCTATGGCTGAGCATGTTTTAGGCTCCGGCACACAACCAGATCAACTCAACTTTGCTCTCGATATATTTAAATCTTTGAATTCTGGAGATTGGGATGCCGCCCGTAGTGCGTTATCTAAACTAGATCAATTTTCTAATGTCATAGCCGAAAGGCTTGGTGTACAAGGGGGTCAGGATAACGAAAAGTCATCGTACTCTGATTTCGAAGATTTGTCGAAAGCTGTAGATGACCTTGAGATGTCTAGTGAGTGGGCTAATAAGCTAGCTGCCCAGAGGGTTCAAGCTAACTCTATTAACCAATCTAGGCAAGAGTTTTCTCAACAAATAGAAGAATCGGGTAGGCAGCAGCAAGCTTACGACGCAGCGCAGTCTACAGCGTATAACGATATAAAGTCTTGGGAGGATGGCATCAAAACATCTGATGCTGACTTCGAATCAAAACGTGATATAATGTTGGACATTGGAGAGAAGATAGCTAATTCCGGCGTAAGCCCCAGTAGTTGGCTTCCTCTTCTCAAAAATGAATACGATGTTCTCACGCGAGGGATGTCACTTGCCTCAAAAAGAACAAACGCTAGTAAACAATCTGGGCCTCTAGCTCCTAGTAGTTCAAGTGGCGGCGCGGTCGATAGTGCTGAGTTAAAAACTGCGGAGGTTACTCCAGAGTTTTTACAGTATCACTTAGACCAATTACACAACAGGTGAAGGGTGTAATAGCTGGGACCCACCCGCCCAGTAGCACAAGAAATGCATTCGTGCGGCAACCCTGTAAATAGATTAACTACTTTAACCGATAACAGGAAATATCATGGCAACAAATACTGCTTTAAATAGTGCCGATATTACCCAGCTGGGTTATGTAGCTCTTCAGAATTATCTGAAAAATAAACCTATCGATCAGGTAGCTCAGGAACGTCCTTTGCTGAAAGCTCTTACGGCTAAGAAAAAGCCTTGGGGCGGCGGTAAAGAGAACATTGTTGAGCAGCTGCGAACAGGATATGACAGTAACTTCCAGTGGTTTGGTGAACATGCAAGTACCAAAAACACTACGGACACTGTCACCTATAACACTCGCGATACCGTACGCCAAGCGTACTGGCCGTGGTGTTCTGCGCACGATGGTTTCTATTTCACTGAAGACTTCTTGCTCGGTAACGGTATTATCGTTACAGATTCCGCACCCCGGAATTCTTCATCTGCTGGCCTAGTCCAGCTAACTAACATCTTCAACGAAGGCATGGAAACTCTACGCCTTGGTTTTGAAGAGATTCTCGATCTTTCGCTTCATTTGGATGGTACTATTGACCCGGGTGGTTCGGGTACTAGTTCGAGTGGTCGTATCATAAACGGTCTCGACTTTATTGTTGATATCAAAGATACTGCTAGCACTGTTGGTGGCATCACAAAAACTGCCCACACCGGTACTAACTACTGGAACAACCATTGGAACGATGGCTCTGGACTCAATGATACTGGCGCTACCGGCACCGGTGTTACAACTGCTACTTTGTTAGACTCAATGACGGCTATGTGGCGTGAATGTCAGAAAAATGGCGGAAGCCCTGACATCATCCTCGCTGGATCGACGTTTATTGACAATTTCCGAGAAGCAGCTAACTCGGCCGTATCGCGTTATGCGGTTCAACCGACCCAGCAAGCACAGATGCCTTGGAATCTAGATCCTTCTGTTGAAGTCAAGAATGGTGGCACGTTCACCGGCCTTTACTTCCAGGGTGTTCCAATTCTTTGGGATCCGTCGTTTGATGGTGGATGCACTACAAAAGACAGCTCTGCTACTTACGCTTGGAAGCGTCGCTGCTACTTCCTTAATAG